AAAGTTCAACTCAGGTAGAGTATCACCTACTACTAATTTTATTGTTGATGAATAAGCCATAATTTACCTCATTATATATTATTAAAATGCGCCCGCGAAGGGTTGGTAATCTTTAAATTGAGCGTCACCTTTTATTAAATCTTCTAATCTCTGTGCACTTGGGCCTAGTAGACTTGTGTAGAACTCATCTCCAAACCTCCCCGCTTCAAACATAGGGAACAACATAGTCCATGCTCCAAATGCTCCAGAACGGTCAGCAGCCTCTAGTAAATACTCACCATAACCCATTTCATTTGTTCTAAATTTACTAAAATCAAAAACACCCGCCTCAGTGTTTGAATTAAAATCTACTGTTCCTGAAAGAGGAGAAAGTAAAAATTTTAATAGCTCACGTAGTTCCATACCTACCATTGCTAATGGTAATAGTGCAGTAAGGGCTAAAACTGCAGGTAACGCAGCAGCAGGTATCCTACCTTCCCGACCATAGGTACTTTGAACATTTCTAATTACACCACCTATAATATTCTTACCATACGCGTAGAAGAATGATTTAAGTTGAAATATCAAAGCTGTGTATGGGTTAGAAGCCCAACCTGGTCTTTCTGCAGCATTCGGACGTACAACCGATTCTTCGGTAAATCTAGCTATCGCATCTTGTACTTCTCTATGTTGGGGGTCGCTAAAATCCCAATCAGAGTCTTGCGCTGCTTTTATTTGTTCCGGTGTAACTTGTAGCTCAGCTAAATAAGCTTTTGATTTGGCAGAGTTGTCATTAGCATGCTTAATAAGAAACTGTCGGCCCATACCAGCAGCAAAAATTCTTGTAAATCTTGTGTACCATTCTAGTCCAGTAAATTTAAAAAACTGTTGGGTATAGTATTTTGTTCCTTCTGTCATATAACCCAACTCTCCGGCATTAATGTACATTTGTGAAATAGAATCAAAACCAATTACACCTACATCACGCGCAAACTGTTCTAACTCTTTTCTATTTGCCCAAGTATCTTTTACTGAGTTTATAAAAGTACTACTAAAAATACTCATTTCTTTAGATCGTAATGCTGGGCCAGCTAAATCTGGTAAAGAAGCAACAGTGGCAAAAGTTAAGTATGTCATGACATTTAAAGCCAATAGATAACTTTGTACAGTCCTTAACCAACCAGGCATATTCATACCTGCCCTTCCTAACATAGCTTGGACTGCTTTTCTTGCGCGTCCTCTATCTCTATCGTTGTCTATTCGATTAATTAAAATTTCTGCTGCTCTAGGACCAAAATAAATTACACCCTCTTGTTTTTTATCTAATTGGTTTAAATTATTTGCAATATCTTTTTTAGTTATTTTTACACGAACTTTTTTCTTAAATTCTATTTTTTTAACATTCTCAGAAATATATTTTCGGACTGCGTGGTGCGCAGGAATAATTAAATCACCAATACCTTCTATGTTACGTAAGTCAGCGTTATTAGTTATGTTTATAAAAAGAGGTCGTCTATCTTTTTGCATACCAATAGATAAGTCTGCAGCTCCTTCTGCTTCTATAGCATCAAGACTTTCATCATACAAAACCATTTTATCTACTGCATTTCTTAATTCTTCTGTAGTAGATTTAGGGTTGTATTTTTTTAAAACTTTTACTAAAGCTTCTCTTGCTTCGGGTTCTGCAGCTAACTTAGCTATGTCAAACTGCCTAGTAAAGAAAGTTATATTTTTTTGAACTTTAGGTTTTTTAGGATTTATTTCATTAGGTAAAAGATAATCATCATAAAACTTCTCAAAGTACTTAAGAACATCTAAGGCTTTACCTCCATCTACTTGCACAGAGTTACCATCTTTATCTATTACTACAAGGTTATTCGCTGCATTAGGTCTTTCTGCTAATGGCAGAGCAGCTAGTTGTTCAGCTCCCTCTAAAATATTATCAATATTAGCTAAATCTTCTTGTGTGGGGTCTTTTACTATATTAAATATTTTATAAAAATCATTAATATATCTGTACTGCACTACAGGGTGGTAGTTAAAGAAACCGGTCGCTTCTACAGTTTGAGATCTAGAGTAAAGAGCTTTACCGAGTTCTGGAGATACTAAACGTAAAAAGTTATCTGCTGGAGCTAAGATGTACACTAAGAATTTGTAAATATCATTAGCTGCTTCACTTTTTAAAATCTTTTTAATTAAAGCTTCAAAACGAGTAGCATTCTTTTTACCTACTGCTTTTTGTACAACATCAGCACTACCTTGGACCCAATTATCTATGTCTTTAGACTCGGTAACCGATATACCTACATTCTCCCTATTGAGACCTCGTTTAACTGCTTCTATTACCCCAAAAGCATACTCATTAAATATTGGGTTTGTATCAAACCTACCTATTTGAAACTCGCTTAAGGTATTAAATAAAACGCGCACTTTCCTTGCTAAGGCGGTAAAGTAAGAACGTACAGTTTTTTTATTTCTATTTTCTAAACCTACAAACTCCCTTCGTAATTCCATAAGAGTTTTAGGTAATTGTTCTTTCCAAATAGTATTATCTTGGGTATGTGTTATTTTTCTATTACCTGTATCTAATAAAGCTTTTCTATGGTCGGCGTTTTGTTCTAAAGAAGCCCTAATTAAGTCTTTCATTAACTTAAGGTTAGTAGCTCTATTTTCTTTTAAGAAACCTTTAATTTTTACATTACCAGTTCCCCAACGTGGGTTGTTGTAAATTTTTTCATCAAACTTGCCTGACTTAAGAGTCTGATAAGCATGCTCAACACTTTGAAACTGAACACCAGTATTTTCATTAGTAGGTTTAGAAAACCTCGAAAATGTTTTTCTATCATACTTTTCTCCACCCTCTACTACTCCAGTAACTCTAAATCTAAATGGACGTGCCTTAAGATTACTTAAGTCAGTATTTTGATTTGCGCCAGCATAAATGTTTACAGGTGTTCTTTCTATGGCAATTTCTCTAGGTAAATTCTCCTTAACTGTTCCTTCTTGTTCTAATAAAAATGCACCTGCTTTATCTGCATACCACTCCTCAAATGGAAAATCTCTGCTTTGATAATTATATCCGGGCTCGCCCCTTATCTCTCTAGTAAATAATGCAAAAGACTCATCAGCATAAGCTCTATACAAAGCTTCTCCTTTTTTAAAATCTGCTTCGGTAATCCCAAGAGCTTTTATAGCGTCTTCATCAGTCTCAAAAGTCTGATTTTCTGTACCATAAAATTGCATTCTACCAAGTCCAAGTCTTGCACTCTCAAATTTAAATAATACATGCCCTAATTCATGTGCAAGTGCATAAGTCATAAAAGTACTTTTAGCAGCATTTTGGACAAGTGGGTCTTGAGTTTCTAATTGATTTTCTATAAAAGCAGAATCTGGGTTAAGAACTACAAACGCATATTTAGGCAATCCTGTAAGTGGTCCATCCTGATGCATAACACTCAAAACAGATGCAGGTTGACCCGAAGCTCTGTTCTGGTCCTGCAGATTCCTAACTACCAGATTTAAAGGTGCCCCAGTTTGAGTTTTCATGTCGGTTGGGAAATTAACTTCGTCATCTATACCTAAAACGAACACTTTTGTCGTTACTCCAAAACCTTTCATTTTTTTAGATAACTCACTAATAAAACGTTCACCAGAACTATCAGCTACATCTTTAGTAAATTTTGGGTCTTTAATATCAAAAATATTTGCCATCCCTTGGCTTACTTTTATTTCTCCCAACTCCATGTCTATTGCGTCTGGGTCGGTTTCAAATTTAGTATTAAATACAGGTGTTCCTTTGTACGCTGCGTCTTCTTGCCCTTTAAGTTTTACAGGAGGTTGCGCTAAGATTATTCCTTGTGCTAACTGCGGAAAAATATCCATTAGCATTTTATTACCTAAATCTGTTTGTTCTACAGTTGTGGATACCTCACTTATAGGTGTTCTTTCCATAGGAACTCTACGAGGTTTCTCCATGTTATAAAGAGAAGCTCTTGAACCTGCGCCGTTTAAGACTTCTATATTGTTATCTCTTATAAAGTTGGTTATTGTCGCTGCTGAAGTTCCGGGACTAACAATTAAAAAAGGTCTACCAAGTTCTTCAGCAAACTTAACGGTTAGTTGAGAGCCGCGGCCGAGTGACCCATCTTCTTTAGTCAAAATAATAGTACCGTCAGAATCTTCAACATTTTTTCTAGTTCTTGCTGAGTAATCTGAGGATTCTCCTTCTACTACATTAAACTGAGGCCCTAAAGAAAGACTTACTCCACCTTCTACTTTAAAACCTTTTGGAGCAGTACCACCAGTTTCTAAACCCATCGCTTTTGCCATATAAAGAAAGAACTGGTCAGCACCAAGTTGCCCACCTGATATTATTCTTTTTAATGGTGTTTTTTCATTTAATCTATCTAAAGTACTTTGTTCTGCTGCTGTTAAAGTTTTACCGTCCTGTACTTTTTTCAGTAAAGCCCCCTGTCTTTTTCGATCTTTTCTAGGTTGTTCCTCTTTTTCTATTCTTGAACGCATTTTTTGTTCCTGTTCCGCTGCTTGCGCTTGTTTTTGTAAACTTACAGGGTCTCTTTCTAAAGCTGGATCAAGTGGGGGTGGAGACAACCTAGCACTTTCAAACCTTGCATCCCCTCGTAAACTCACTTCGTTTGGAGTTAAAGGATAACGTTTTTCTTTTTGTGCAGGAGTTCCCGGTAAAACTAAATCTTTAGATTTTGTTACAAAAATTTTCTTACCATTTTTATATTGAGGTACTGCATATTTAATTGGAGGAAATCCAATAGTTTTTTGTGGGGGTTGCGCTCCTAAAGGACCTTGATAATCTAAGTCCTCCCCGACATTTTCTCTCATATCTTGATCTTCACCGAGAGGTTTTTCTAAATCTACTTTGTCGAAATCCCCAAACTCGGTGTTCAACTCATATTGTAAATTGTTGTACTGATACTCTAACTTTGTTAACTGTTTACCAATTGATTTCTGTCGTTTAATTAAACTTTCACGCTCTTTTTCGGATATACCACGATTGTTTATTTGAGTGTTTAAATTTGCATATAGTTGGCTAACCGGCGCTATCTCTGCTTCTAAGTCTGCTAACTCATCCAATCTGCTGGTTAAGCTTTTAATACCCCTTGTAGGTATGGTAAATAACGACTCACTACCACCTTCTTCTATATATCTTTTACGAGCTAGACTATTAGCAAGGGCGTTTATGTCAGATTTATCAACAAATATTCCAGCTGTAGTAGCAAACCCTATTCCACCTAGTTCTTGTTTTACATCTTTTAAGATATCTAAATATTTTTGAAATTCTAAGGAACTTACCTCTCTCGCTACTAGCGATCCAGTTAAAGAAAATTGTTGTAGTTGAAGTGGACTAAGTAATTGTGCAGGTTTATCTGAGGCTATTCTTCTATAAAACATAGGTACGTCTGCTAAATTTTGACCTTCGGTGCTTATGAGTTTTGTTTCATTAGTCATTGGCGAGTAGAGGTCTTCCTTCATAACCACTTCAAACCCATACTTTTTAAGCTCCGCAAAAATTTCGGGCACCATAGTTGCCAAAGCAATGTTATAAGCTCTAGTTCTATTACCTCCTACACTTTCCAAAAGCTCTTCTATACTCATATTAAAATCTTGTTTTATTTGAGGGAAGATTTTTACTGCTTGAGTTAATAAAGTGTATAAATTGACAGCCACATCATTTCCAGCAAAATTAACTTCTTTATCTCCATACCCTAAAGTGGCACCCGCTTCTGCATTTCTAACTCTTATTTTAAAATAAGAACTAGCCTGTGATACTTCACCACCACCTGTTGTAGATAAGAATTTAAAACCTTCTATAACTGCCGTTTCAACTAAATCTAAAGCTTTAGCTTCTACAGTTTGTGGTTCAAAAGTACCAAAAACATAAGCATTGGCATCGTCGGGATCTTGGATAATTGTTAAATCAGGTCCAATATCTGGGTCTGTACCAGCTCGGCTATCTCGTTGCCTAAAGTATTCTCTTAATAAACTTCTACTATACGTCTGCATTCTAGGAGAATTTATATCTGTAATTCCTAACTCTGTTCTTTCTTGTTCAGTAAGAGAGTCAAAATACCTTTGACGTAAATCTATTAACTCTTGGTCTTCAGTAGAAAACTCTCCTGTTTCTTCATTTACTTTTGGTTGGTAAGTTGTTTTTTTATATTTTCTAGCATCAGTTCTTACAACTCCTCCCTTTGTTTTTTTATCTCCACCTTTTTTTAATTTATCTAATCTTCTTTTTTGAGAAAGCGTCAGACCCCCCTCTTTTTCAAGTTTTTTTAATTGTTGTAGTTCCGTTTCAGCACGTAGTAGTACTTCGGGTTGTGCAGTTAATCTAGCGTCTTCTAATTGAGCACCAAATAACCCTCCGCTCTGCTGCTCTGATAACCTTTCAAGAATCTCTTCAATTGGTTCACCTGTTCTTTGCGATTCTTCTTGAGCTACTTTATATATTTCAAAAGGACTTAACCCAGACAAAGCAGCAGAATCTCCTTCATTATCATCAAACGCTTCTGTTACATCTATCTCATCTAAAGATGGCTCATCTTCAAAGTTCATATTATTTATATCTAAGTCAGCTGTCGTAAATACTCTTACGTTAGCTTCCGGATATTTATCTTGGAGTTTAGTTCTTTCTTCTTGTATTTGAAATTGATTAACTTCTTTGGTGGCAATAATACGCCCATCAGCATTAAAAACTTTAATTGTGTGAGTAGCGTTATCTACTACATCGCTAAGTTCTTCACCATCCAAAGCTTCAATTACTGCATCTCTAAACGCTACATTTCTTCTTGTTTTTTCTTCGTTACTTATGACATTTGCGTCGTCAGCCGAAATATTTGCTTGATATAAATTATTAGCTTTTTTCATCGCCTCTGGAGTACCAACTACTACTCCACCTTTATACGGCACAGCTACAGTCCTATCCCCAAAATTTACCTCTGGATACATATCTTGATAAGTCTCAACTTCTGCTTGTGGTAGAAACATAACTTGTTTTGGAGATCCAACTTCAGCTTGGACTGTTTCAATAGTTTTTTCTAAAGCATCAGTATTACCTGCTTCATTTATTATTTGTGCTTGGTAATCGATAGCATCAGCTTTACCTCTTGCCATAGCATCGGTAACTTTACTCATAATTGGGCTTACTGCTCCTCCCACTGCCCCTCGAGCACCTCCAGCAAAAAATCCAGCAAAAGCAGCTTCAGCTAACCTTAACTTAGCTTCTTCATTAGCATACGTAGGGTCAATCGCAAACCTTTGGGCTATACCTAAACCTTCTTGACCTACCTCAGTAACACCTTCAACGGCACCTGATGCAATAAAACCTTTTCCTATCTCTCTGATAGCAGAAGAGAAAATATTTTTTTCTGGTCCAGAATATAAATCTAAAAAGGCTTGTTCTTTTTCAGTTAGTTCTTTTTTATTAATTTTCTTTTGAAAAATAGCGTAAGCCTTTTTTTCATTTTTTGTTAAGTTCTGTACTCCAAAAGTTTGTGCTTTTCTATCTAAAGCAACTAAAGGACTTTTTTTCAAAGAGGCTTTTAAAAAAGCATTAGCAAAAATAGTTTCAGAGGCAGTACCTAATACTGCTTGTGGAATACCTAATAGTGCCGCCTGTGCGGCTTCAGCACGGGTTAACTCTATACCAGATTCTTGAAATTCAGAGGCGGACTGAGAGCTACCTACCACGTATTCTTGACCAAAAGCCCCTGCGATACCCCCACGTTTTGCCCATTTTGCATACCCAAGACCTTCGTGTATTAGTACCGCTTCTTCCGGAGTAAGTTTAAGACCTTTGTCTTTTTTCTTAATTGCCTCTTTTAACAGCAGGTCTAGGGGTTTTTTAGTAAGAGTCCTAGCTCCAAATTTTCCTAACATACCAACACCAGCCCCAGCTAAACCGGAACTAAGTGAACTTAACATCATAGGAGTAAATTGACCTAAAGCTTTTGTTACTTGAGTAAAAAAACCATCAAGAGTAGGTTCTTCAAGGAAATTTTCAAAGGGTTGTATTTGATTTAATAAGTCGCCGGATATAGCATCATAACTTTCTGCAAGCTCTAAATTCTTTTGGGCTGCTTCATCAAAACCAAATAACATTTGGCCGAGTCCCTGAAATCTATCAACATCCCCTGTTAGCTGAGCGCTACCACCACGAACGGCATTAGAAAAAACTTCACCTAAACCTTGAGGGGAGGCATCTATATCTTCTCGTAAAGGAGTTCCAACAGGGGACACGCGTTCCACCTCTTGTCGAAGTAACTCTTTATCAACTCTTTCTTGTTGGTTTGCGGTGTCCTCTGGAATACCAAAAATTGCGTCCGCTAAATTTTTAGCCATTGTTATTGGCTTTGCCCGCGGAATTCGTTTGCTTCTCCAGCGGCAATCAGAATATTAATAAATGAATTAGAAAATCCCTCTTCCCTTAGGTCGTCTATTGTATAAGGTATATCACCAATTCTTATTCCTGTAACTTTACCTTTTGATTTTGTTACTACTGCATCAATATCATTGCCAAATAAATTTAAGTTACCGCCTCTAGCATACCCAAGACTAAATACCTCCCTCCAGAACTCGGGTTGTTGTTCAGCACTAAACCTTTTCATAACCTCAATAAGTTGTTGAGCATAGTCTTGCTTATCTGCAGTTGTTCGTGCTTTTGTTTTTAAATCATTTATTAAAGGACTTATTCCTTTGAAATAGTCTTCATACTGAATTAATGTACTATCTTCGTTTAGTACGGAATCCCTTTTGAGCAGATTCAATTCACTTAATGTTGTTTTATATGGGTCAGAGAACTCAAGATCTGACTGTGCTGCAGTTCTGTTTAAGCGACGATCTTGTTGGATTTGGCTAGCTAAAGAAGTGCCCTGTGTATTTAACATACCAGTTTCTATAAATGTACCTATACTTATATTGGTAAGATAAGGAGTAATAGGAGCATTTTTAGGTAAAGTAGCTAAACTAGATAAAACATATGAACGGACTATAGCTATATCTGCATTTTTTTGAGTCATCTTTCTAAAGTCCCCACCTGCTTTTATTAAAGCCTCTGTTAAAACTTTATTATCTTCTTCAGATATATTAATGCTATTTACTAGTTTAGTTATACCCTCGATATCGTTCTTTTCTATTAATTCAGCAAACTCATCTACTTGTTCCTTAGTGATTACTTCCTTTAATACTTTTTTAGCTTCGGGTGGTACCTCATTACCTAATACTTTACTTTCGTCTATAACTCGCTTGCCATTTTGTTCAATTGTATATTTATTAGTAAAATCTTGTGGGGATAACTCTTTAAAATCTTTTGCAATCACTGGGTTTTTTAACATAATGTTAAGATTGTCAGATGTAGCGAGCTCTCGATAAATTTTATTATTTGTTATATGGATTCTAGATTCCTCAGTACTTAACCCCGGAGGGCCTTTCTTTATTTCACCTAATTTTTTATCTAATACAGTTTTAGTATTATTTACTGCCATTTCACCCAGTAAAGCCACCGCTTCTTTTTTCTGTTCATCATTAAGACTATTCCATTGCTTTTCAGTAAATGCCTCTTCTACATTTTGTAAATCATAATCTTTACCTAAAAATTCTCTACGGCGTCCTGCTTGTGCTTTAGCTTGTCTTTGCCCTCGACCACCTTGAAAAAAACTATCTAACAATTTAACAATATCTTTATCTGGTCGATTAAACCCACCGCCCGATAGATAAGGACCTTTAACACCATCTACTACATAACCTTTAGCAACTTTTAGCTGATTTATGAGTGCTAGCCCCTCAGCATTTCTGCCATCTAAAGAAAACCCAGTTTTGCTAAAATTCTTTGGATTAACTTCAATAACGCGATTTCCGGCTATAAAATTTTGTAATTTTTCATCATAATCGTCACCTTCTACTTGTGACCAAATTTGTGCTAAAGAATCTCCCGTACCTCCAGTTGTTTGTATTTCATCATTGGTTTGTTTGTTTGTTTCAAATTCATCGCTAAGACCCGCTATTGTTTGAATAACAGTTTCTCTAGAAGTCGTTGGGTCATTTATTGTGTTGTAACTATTTAAAACATCATCCATAGTTAAATTTCTACTTGTTATTTGACTCATCATACGTATGCCCTGTTCGGTTCCAGCTGGGGCGGTTCCTAATAATTTTGCTTTTTTAGCATCGTAAATAACATCTAAATCACTACCTCTAACAGTAAAAGCCCCTAAAGACTCTCCACCATCGCTTTGGTTTCGCCCATCCATAGTGACATCGTTTTCTCTAATTGCAAAAGTGCCATCTTCATTAGGCACCATAGTAGTTACTGAAGGATTGTAAACAACCTTACCATCTTCTCCTCGTTGTGCAGAGCTTTTTAAATCACCTAGATTTATTCTTTTAAAATCCGCATTTCCATCTTGTTTTAAGGCATCGTTAAACAAGTCTGGGTAAAATTTATTTAATTGGTCTGAATCTAAAAAAGGCAAAACTCCCTCTGAAAAGGTTAATGTGCCTTGTTGTTTCTTTTTATTACGTTCTGCTGCATAGGTACCAAAATCTCCATAAGCTGCTTCGTTCCAACCAGCTGGTACAACACCAGATTTTTCATACTCTAATATAACCGCATCCGCTTGCCTCTCTCCCTCTAACATGGAGTTTACTTCATTTAAAGATAAGTCCGCGGTTTCTTTTTTACTATAATTTTTCGCAAGAGGATTAAAAAGAAATTCTAGGAATTGACTCCCACTCATATCTTTATTCATGGTAAAAGTGCCATCTTTGTTTTGTATCGCCATTATAATTTTCCGTAGTCAACCATTAGATACCCAGAACCGTGTGTAGTAACTGCTTCTGGTTTCTCATGTATTATCTCTTGTGCAAGGACTCCGTATTTAGGTAAGTCACCTGCGCCTAATTCTATAGCTTCTTTACTCCACTCCCAAGTGTAAACATTGTAGTTACCTTCTTTATGGCTAAACGTAAGATCTTTTTTCAAACGTATGTCGGAGAAAAAGAACATAGCTCCCATAGCTAAACTGCCTAACATATTAGTTTGTGAATTTTTATACGCTACCCTATCTCTTTCATATTGATTTCTTCTTGCTACCGCGTTTTCTGCAGCAGCGCCTAGCCCTTGTAAAGAACTTCTATTTACTCCTTGTCCAATGTTTATTAGGTCACTTAAAACTTTTTGATTTTGATTTAATTGAGCTAATCTAGCCTCATTCAAACCACCTGCTAAATTAACTACTCCACCTCTTTGGAAAGCTCGTTGCCTTTCAGCAGTTAGCGCCTGAGTAGACTCAAACCCAAACCTTTCTCTATTTCTTCTAGCGATATCCTGTGCAATTTGTGATTGTTGCGCTACGTCTTCCGGCACTGCATCTATTAAACTAGTATCAGTTTGCGCTTGTTGCACAAGCTCATCCTCAAAAGGTCGGTAATCACGTAAATATCGATCTTGTTGACGTTGCGTAACCTCAGCAAATATTTTATCAGGGTCTTCTTTCCTTGCCCTAATTGCCGCTATTGCATCTTGAATAACTCTTGGACTACCCATATTCTAACTACCCGGCTTTGTATTCTATACCTTTATTCTTTATATATTGGCCCCCTACTCTACCAATATTACTCTGAATATTTGAAACTCTACTAAGTCTTGCTGTAGCTCTGTTTAAATCTTCCGATCTCGCTAACTTAGCAGCTTTAGCTAGACCACTACCAGCATCTGCTGCTTGCCCTCTAGCTGTCGCTAATACTCCTACTCCTTCATTTGCTGCTACATCTCCGGCTACTACGTTAGCTCGAAGAATATTACCAACAGCCCCCAAAGCTCTATCGGCACTAGTATCAACTCCAGAGACTGTACTTAATCTAAGAGGTCCGCCAGTTGTAGCTTGCATGGTATCAGCCTGCGCACGACCACGAAGAGTTTGGCGCGTATCTTGTGATCTAGATTTATCACGCATACGTAAAAGCAAAGGGTCATAAGTTTGTTCAAAATACTCTTGATCCTCTTTTGCTATACGAGCCTGTGTTTTCTCTACTTCACTTGGCTTGTAGTCTTGTTGTTTTGGTTTTCTACCCATTACAGTTCCTTTTTATATACTGTTGTTACTGCTTTAAATCCATGCGTGTTAGCCGCTCTACTCCATCCAGAACGGTCGGAATGAAACTCCATTCCTGTTATGCTGGTATTTTGTACAAGTCTTTCTAAAAACTCCATCCCAGCTTCCATATTATTATACCCGGGTCTACTATAAGCAACCCAAATATATAAAGTTTTTTCTCCTCCAGCATCATTAATAACTGAAAGGACTAAAAATCCTGAGTAGTAGTCTTTAGTATATGCCATATATAACTCAGAGCTACCCTCTCGTAAAGCTGCATATACGTCTGCAGGTATCCAATCTGCATACGATTTTTGAGTTACACGTTTAAGATCTTTTTCGATATTGCTGTAGGCAGCTTTTATATCCTCTATCGGGATATACTCGAAAACAGTGTCATTAATAGTCCAACTCTTTGCCATATCGTCCATACCTCTTCCTTGGGGATAAACCTGCACCTTTATATTTTACTGTTCTTTTCACACCAATATTACCACCTCTACCTCTTAATTCTGCCTCAGATACCTGAGCTTGAAATAAGTTAAAATAGTCCGCAGCAGCTACTGGGTCTGTCCATTCTTTACTAGGCATTCTCAACAGCCTGTAAACAGCACCATAAATAATGCCGTCTCGATAATCATTACTAAAATTAGTGTCTATACTATTAGTAGTTCTACTAGGTTTTAAAGCTACGTTTAACAATAAACCATTTACATTTTTTGCGTTAGGGACTGGTACTAACCAAAAAGTATCCGGTGTTTTTTGTAAATACACCGTTGGTATACCTGATTTATCTCGCCAATCAGGATAATTTAGCTCTAGACTTCTTGGACTAATTGGGTCTAAATCATTCCCATCATAAGTAGCCCATAATATTTGATGTACATCTGTACCACTTGGTTGGTCAAACTCATACTCATAAATTCCCGATATCGTAGTTATTGGGTCTAAATCATGAGTATAAGCCTTACTTTTTTCACAAAGCTCTATAGTCGCAGAACGTAGTGTAGTTTCTATCAACGAATCAGGACAACCCGGAACGTATGGTAAAACGTCTTTAATTAATGAATCAAAACTAGCCACTTGATACTCCTTGGTCAGGTTGTACAGCTTGTTGAACTACTCCACCTCTAGCTAAACTTGCGGTAAATAATTGATAATAACTACCAGCACGTTGTTGGTTTCCAGCAAACTCGCCATCTTTTAAATAGGCTCTATACAAAACAAAATTAATTAGTGCATTTGCAAAGATATCATCCACTTGTATTAAATCAGTATTTGAACCAATACTAGTAGGATTTTTAGAGTACACAACTTCTACATAAGCATTACCAGAAACTCCAGGGTACACATAAAATACTCTAGGGTCGTCTCCATCAAAAATATAATGTTTAACCTCAGTACCGTGTGTAGCATCACCAGTTACAGTTGGGTCATGCCAATTAGGTTCTGTACTATTTAAAGCATCTTCTGATACCACCCGGATACTTCTACCACCGGTAGCGCTTGCAGAGGTGCTTGCAACATTCCTTACTAATTTTACAAGCCTTAGTCCATCAGCTGGTATGGTTTGTTCCGTACCAGTAACTAACTGTACATTAGAATGTGTGGCAGTAGCATCAGGACGAATATTAGCAACCTCTCTCTGTGCATCACTTAAATAATCAAATAGTTCACCGTCGGTCCAACGCACACTAGTATTATCCTGAAGTACATTACGTACCCTGGATAATATGTGTTGTGCTTGTAACGTACCAGCCATCTATTTTTCTTCTTCTTTTTTCTCTGTTTTTTTAACGAGTTTTGGCTTTGCTTTAGGTTCAGGCTTAGGCTCTTCTCTTACTTCTTTAGCCCCAGCTTGTATACAAGCATATCCAATGTACTCTGGGAATTCTCTTGCTTCTCCTGCGTATAAACGAACAGCATCACCAGTTTTTAGTGATACATATAAATCTGT